TTATTTTGCCCCCTCATTAATATATAAATTATCTAATTTACTTACTGCTTTTTCTTTTAAATTATCTAATACATGAGTATAAGTATCTAGTGTAATGGAAATATTGCTATGTCCTAGTAAAGTTTGAACTGTTTTAGGTTCTTCTCCTAATTCAAATAATCGTGTAGCATAAGTATGCCTTAAATCATGAAATTTTCTTACCTCAAGTTTATTATCTTTGAGTATTTTTTTAAATTTCTTTAAAACATTACCACTATCTAAATATTTACCAAATTTATTGCAGAAAACAAGATTATTATTTTCATATAAGTTAGCCATTTTTAGCCTTTGAGTTTTTTGAGATAGTTTATGTTGTTTTAATTTATCTGTTAAACGGCTTGGTATAGGAACAACTCTAATACTCTTATCTGTCTTAGGTGTTTGAATAATATTTTCATACTTATTAGTTTTTATATTCTTTATACTTTTAAAGGATTTATTAACAGTTATACATTTATTATTAAAGTCAATATCATTCCATGTTAGAGCAAATAACTCTCCTTGTCTTAATCCACTATCAAGAGCAGTAAGAAATAGCATTTCTAATTCATGCCCCTTTATAATCTCAATAAAATGCAATTGTTCTTTTAAACTAAATGGTTTTACAGCACTAACTTTTTTTAGTTTTTTATCTTCCTTATCTTTGGGAATTACTATAGCCCTAGAAAAATCTTTCAAGATTCTATTACTATCACAAGCATATCTAATAGATGGAGCTATTAATTTATGCAAATGTTTTATAGCTGCTACACTTTTACCTTTAGCTATTAAATCATTATAATAATTTTGTATATCTGATGGAGTTAAATTCTTTAGTTTCAATTCGTATATAGGACTATCTTCGATATAATTTTTAAATATACTATTATATCTTTCTTTAGTAGATGGTTTTTTATTTGTCATGTGAGTGTTATATAACCAATCTTTAAAAAACACACCAAAAAATTCTTTATTGTTAGAAATATTATTATCAAGGTCATTAATTATAGTTTTTATTTTAGTATCAAGTTCTTTAACAGTAGAGCCATATATATCTTTAGGCTTTGAAAGATTTTTATGTCTTAATCTATAAAAATAATATTCTTTACCATTTTTAGTCTTTTTCTTATATACAGTTTTGGCCATTTAAAACACCTCCTAAAATTTTCAGTTTGAAATTGATAAATATAGTTTTATCTAATTATACAAACTCATTATTTTTTCGAAAGCTTCCTGTTCTTCTTTGATTTTAAATATATTACGCTGTGCCTTTTTTTGATCCTTCTTAATTTTATTCAATAATTTTTCATAAATAGCCGTGTCTTCTGGGCTTTTAGATGATTCAATTGATTTAGTTATATCTTTTTCATTTTCCTTCAATTCGCGTAAAAGTTTTATTTGAAGATTTAAGTTCGTCTTATTGAAATCATGTCTATGGTATAAATTCAACAGTATTTGAAGTTTATCAAGTATTTTAGGATCATTAGTATTTACCGATCTATTTATATGGCCATCAATAAAAGAATATATATTTTCTATTTTTTTAAGTAAATTATGTTCAATTCCTTGTTTAATTGAGTTGCTGAAAGTGTTAATAATAGGCCACAGTAAATCATTTATGTTTGAATCATCTTTATTGGCGATTTCATTTATATAATTTATAAAATTAATTAATTCCCCATTTATGGCTTCTTGGTGTTTTTTATCGCTTTTCCCTAGAAGATAATCAATATCGGTATTAAGTATATATGCAATAGTACAAAGAGTATCGTAATCAGGAGTACGACTACCATTTTCATATCTAGTTATTGATACCCTGGATATTTTGGTTTTGGTTTCTGATCTATTAAAATCTTCACGTTCTTCATTTATTAAATCAGCCAATTGTTGTTGAGTATAATTATTTTTTATTCTTTCTTCCTTTAATCTTGTAGAAAAAATGGATTTCATTAAAATCACCTCTCTAAAAGAATAACATAAAGAGTACCGGAATGGAACTATATTTTAAAAAAAAGTATAAAAAGGTATTGACATGTACCTAATCGGTACATTATAATGAATGTACCGCATCGGTACTAAGGGGGTGTTAAAATGGACGTAAAGTTAGCCAGAATAAAAAAGGGTTTAACACAAACTCAATTATGTAAAATGTTAAAAATTTCAAAAACAACTCTTGTAAAAATTGAAAAAGGAAACTATGAATGTATAAAAATAGGTCTAGCAAAAGAAATAGCAAAAGTGTTAGATTCTACAGTGCAAGAATTGTTTTTAAATGATTAGATAATTTTATTTAAGAGAAGAAGTAAATATAAAAGGGGGATAAGGTTATGGAAGAAAGAAAGACTATATTGATAGATCCTACAGAGGCTATGAAATTTTTAGGGGTAGGAAGAAATAGAATGTATGAGGATTTATTAAAAAGGAGAGACTTCCCGGCTTTTAAAATGGGTTGTAAATATTTTGTGAATCGTGAATTACTGCAAGAATGGGCAAATAAGCAATGTTTAATAAAATAAAAATTTAAAATTGAGGTGAAATTATGAGCATAAAGCTATTTAAGAAGTATTTAGATATATGTAATCAATTAAATATATTACCAAGTTGGACAGGTTTATATAAATTTAAAAGTGCTTTTAAGTAGGTGGTATAGTGCCAGGATTTACAATAGTAGACAATGATAATGTTCTTGATAACGAGGAGTTAAACATACAGGAGCAGAGTGTCTTAATATCATTAATCAGTTACTACAATGAACAAAAAGGATATGCTTACCCAAGTTATAAGCAATTAATGAGAAGAAGTAAAATAAAAAAAGATGAAACATTAATAAAAGTTATAAAATCTTTAGTTGGTAAAGGATATATAAAAAAAGAAACAGTAAAAGGAATAGGATGTAAATATTATTTGTTTAAATGCAATATTACACCTACCCCAAAAATGGAGTTACCCCATGAACAGGGTTACCCTATAAAAGGGGGCACACCTACTCCAAAAAAGGAGGTACACCCACCCCATAAACGGGGTACAACAAATACTAATACAAATATTAAAACAAATACTAAATATTATATAGACTTAAAATTTATTGATGATGTTATTGATAGGGTAAAAATAACACAGGAACAGTATGATAAGTTAGTTAAAAAATTTAATGAAGAAATAGTTCATAAAAATATAATTAACTTAGATAATTATATTGCTAATGGTAAAGGAAATAAATACAAAGACCATTACAGGGCGTTAAATACATGGTGTAATAAATCAAAGTCTAAAGATGAAGTTAAACCAAGCTTAGACAGAAAAAACTTAGAAGATTGGAGGTTGTAATTAATGTTAAGTAAAGAAACTTTTAATAAGGGTATAGAGGAATTAACAATGGAATTCGAGTGCAGAGGATTTAAAATGTCTAAAGAAAAAGCAATTAAGTGGTACAAGCATATGAAATATATAAATGATGATGAATTTACTAAAAGGATAGATAAGGTACTTGAAACTAATAGTTATCCTCCAGTTATGGCAGATGTTTTAAATGCACAAATAGATAATAGAGATAAAAGAACTCAAGAAGCATATGCAGCACTTGAACATTTAAAAGGAGGAATAGAATTTGATTAATTTAACTGACACTAGAGCAAATGAGGTTGAGATACTTAGCCTCATGCTCAAAGACAAAGATAATAGAATTGAAGCTATTAATAATCTAAAGTCAGAATATTTTAGCACAGATTTAAATAAAAGATTATTTAAAGCTATAGAGATTATGGAGCATGACCATGAAAATATAGATTTAACTTTAGTTCTTCAAAAAATGGATAGTTTAGGAATAAGAAAAGACGGAGATATATTCCATGTATCAGAAATATATTCTAACTCTTTAGCTATGGGAACTTTGAATGAACATATTGAGAGATTAGTTGAAGGATATAGGTCTAATGAATTTAAAAGAAAAATGTGTGAATTTAGTATATTGGATAAGGTACTAGATACAGATGGAGTTATAAATGAACTTAGTAAAATAATTGAAGATAAAAAAACAGAAGATGTAAATACTATTGCTTTACAAGAATGGTTGCTAGATGAAGTAACTGAAAGAATGGAACTAGATAAGCCTAAATCAATGGGATTATTAACAGGATATAAGGATTTAGACAAAATACTAAAAGGAATAGTACCAGGAAGTCTAGTAACACTATTGGCTAGGAGTGGAATTGGGAAAACTACTTTTTCAATAGAATTAATCAAAAAATTATCACTGAATCATGAATCAGTAACATATTTTTCTTTAGAAATGCCACCACAACAAATATATTTAAAGATGGTTTTATCACAAGCTAAATTAAACGTAGATAAATTTATATCTATTACAAAACATAGCAGTGAAGTAATCGAAGACTTATCAGTAGCAAGTAATAAAATATCTTCGCTAGATATTAACTTTTCCCAGGAAAGAAATATTAATAAAATTGTTAATTTAATAAATTACTATGTAAGAAAGAAAAATATAAAAATATTTTTTATTGATTATTTAAACATAGTAAAAAGTGATATAAGAACAAATAGCACAGATGTTTTATACAATGAGATTACAGCAGAACTTAAGCAAGTAGCATTAAAAACAGGAGCTATCATATTCTTAATAACTCAATCTAATAGGGCGGTAGATAGTCAACAAGATAAAAGACCGAATGTAAAAGATATTAAAGATTCATCATCAATAGAGCAAAATAGTGATTATATAATAGCACTTTATAGAAATTTAGATTTTAATAATCCAGTTAAAAGGAGAGAATTACGGGACAAAGGAGAGTTAAACTATAATAAGCCTAATGCAGATTTTAATCCAGAATGTTTTGAGGTTATAGTTTTAAAAAATAGGCATACGGGAGAATGTGGGACAGCGTATTTAAAATACTTATCTAATTTAGGGTATTTAAATTGGCCATATTAAAAATAAAACGGGGGAGTGTATGAAAGAAGATTTACAAGCCACAATAAAAAAAGTTGGGGCAAAATATAAAAATGCTCCAATGCCTTTAAGAATAAAAATAGGGAAAATATTAGAAGGTAAAATAAAATTGAATTTACTGGAGGAAGAAAAATGATAAACCAAGAGTTAAAAGAAAAATACTTTAATTTAAAAGGACAGTTTTTGGAACTTAAGGATATGTTTAAAAAATCAGAATATGATTCAATGGGATTAGGAATAAGTATAGGGGAATCATTAGCAGTAATACATTTTGATGATTTTAAAATGATATTAGATAAAGACTTACAAGAAATTAATTTAAGTTTATACTTTAATTCAAAAGAGGTAGGATTCTTAAATATAGTTAACAAATATAATTTTAAATTTGATTTTGATGAGGTTATAGTAGATTTTGCAGAAGTAGAAGAAAGGAAAGTAAGTTAAGAAAGGAGTATGCAAATGATAAAGATAAAAGCTATGTATTCAAAAGAAGGGGATAAAGAAAAGTTATTACAGGAACTTAAGACAAGCTTTAATATAATGAAAGTCAGTAGGGAATATAAAAAAGAAGGCCAACATAGAAGAATCTACATAGACCTAGAACAAAAAAATAAAGTTCATTCCCAAGGAATAAACTACAATCCGCAATTTTAGTTTAATCCTTTAGAGTGAAAAAATCAAGTAGTAATATAATAATGTGGTTACTGTAGTAAAGGTTACGGTAACTACATTATTATTAGTATTAATAGTAAAAACACTTAGAAATAAGGTGAATATATGTATTGTGTAATTCAAGAAATAGAAAATAAAAAATATAATGAATATGGAGCTTATAAAAAATTAGAAGTGGATTCTATAACATGGACTATCAATGGAGAATCTAAAACAAAATACTCACATCAATACACAGGTGGAAGGTTTGAAAGACTTATTAGGAAAGCTTATAAAATAAGTATGCATAAGAGTTATAGGGAAAATGGGAAAGTCAAAAAGAAACAGTGGGTTATAGGAACAATGGGATATTACAATGTAATTGATACTGGCACATGGATAGGAGATTATATAACTCAAAGTAACTTAAAAGAAAAGTTACAAGAAATGAATATAACAGAAGAAGAATTATGGGATATAGTATATAAAAAGTTAGATCCTTTAATAGAAAAGATAAATAAAGAGTTTCAAAAGACAGAAGAATATAAAACTGATAAAAAGCATACTGAAATAATTCAAAAGTATATAAGGGATAAAGATGATTTTGAAAAGATTTATGGAGAAGATACTTATGACTATTGTTATGATGTATTTGGTACTTTAAGAAATGAGGAAATGCTTAATAATATAAAGGCACAGTATAAAAATAAGCAAGAGTATGAACGTAGTTATTATGAAAATTTTAAAAGTAACTACAATAATTATGATTTCGGTAGTTACTTTAAAACTAATACAAGTAACTACACAGATAAGGAGAAGTTATATTTAAAAACAATATATAAAGCTGCAGCTATGAAACTTCACCCAGATATAAAAAAAGATAATGGGGAAGGTATGAAATTTTTAAATAAGTTAAAAGATGAATGGGGAATATAAATAACTGTAGGTATCGCATAATAATATATGGTAACCACCTCAATGTATGGTTTTTATGGTATAATTAATAATATAGAATTAAATATTTAAGTACCACACCATAAGGTGTAAGTCTTAGAAATAAGGCACGGGAAATTAACTCAAGTGGAAAGCCACTTTAGTTGTTCTCGTGCTTTTTTATTTTATAAGGAGGATTATATGCCAGGGATATTAAGTAAAATATTTAAAAAAAATAAAAGTCCCACAAAAGAGGTTGAACGAGCGGAAATAATGAATGGAAGTCCTGCAATATTTACACCTTTTAGTGGTGAGGCATACGAAAGTGACATATACAGGGCAGCGGTTGACGCAATAGCAAGAAATGCCGCAAAGCTTAAGCCTGTTCATGTGGTAACAATGCAAGGACAAAGAAAAGACGGCGATAGCCAATTAAATAGAATATTACAAGTAAGACCGAACCCCTATATGACAGCTTATGACATAATTTATAAATTAGTAACTCATTATTATTTATATAATAACGCATTTGCTTATTTACAAAAGGACGATAGGGGAAATTTAACAGGCATATATCCATTAAGACCTTTACAAATGGAATATATGACAGACTTAACAGGCGAATTATATTGTAAATTTTATTTCATGGGTGGTAAGGAATTTATATTACCATATACAGAAGTATTCACCATAAGAAGATTTTATAATTCAAATGATTTGTTAGGAGATACCAACACCGCAATAATGCCAACTTTAGAATTAGCACATACCCAAAGTGAAGGACTTGAAAGTGCTATAAAAGCAGGGGCAACAATAAGAGGTATTTTAAAATATAATCAAGTATTAAGTCCCGAAAAGTTAAAACAAGAAAAAGAAGCTTTTATAAGTGATTATTTAAGTGTAAGCAATAATGGAGGGATTGCAGCAGTAGACAGTAAAGCTGAATATATTCCTTTAGAATTGAATTCAGTAAATATAGATGATAAACAATTAAAAGCAGTAAAAGAAAAAATATATGATTACCTAGGAATATCAGTAAACATTGTAAACAGTACATACAATGAGAATGAATGGGCGGCCTTTTATGAAAGCGTAATTGAACCTTTAGCAGTTCAATTTTCATTAGAATTAACAGATAAGATATTTACACCTAGAGAACAGGCATTTGGTAATTCTATATTGCTAGAAGCTAATAGATTACAATTTGCAAGTAATACAACAAAAGCCAATATATTAAAAGAATTAATGCCATTAGGTTTATTTACTGTAAATCAAGCATTAGAAATATTAAATTTACCGGCAGTTGAGAACGGCGACAGAAGGGTTCAGACCTTAAATGTTGTATCAACGGATATAGTAGACAAGTATCAAATGAAGGGGAAAGGAGTAAAAGAAAATGAAGGAGATTAGAACAGCAGAAATAAGAACATCATCAGATGAATTAACCTTAGAAGGTGTACCCATAGTGTTTGATACACCAACTAAAATAAATGATGTGTTTGGCTCATATACCGAGATTATCAAGCGTGAAGCATTAACAAATACTGTACTTGATGATACAAGGTTATTATATAATCATGATTTGTCAAAAGTGCCACTGGCAAGGACACCAAAGACAATGAAATTAATAAAAGAGGATACAGGTATTAGAATGGTGGCAACTTTACCTAATACCGAAACTGCTAAGGAAATATATGCAGCAGTACAAAGGAAAGATTTATCTGGTATGTCATTTGCTTTTAAAGTACCACCGGGAGGAGATACATTTGACGCAAAGACCAATACCAGGACAATAAAAAAAATAGAAAAGGTATATGAAGTTAGCATTACACCATTTCCGGCTTATTCGCAAACCTCCATTGAGGCAAGGACAGCCATACAAGGAACATGGGATAAACAAAAGGATATTAACCAATTAAAAATAAAAGTAAATCAGATATTAAAAAGGAGTGTATAACATATGAAATTTAAAACAGTTGCAGAGGCATTTAATTATTATAGAAATTCAAATATAAAGGACATTGAAAAGAGAGCCGCAGAGATAGGAAATATAATTGATACAGACCCAAACGCAGATATTGAAAGTTTAAATACAGAGCTTGAAGGGTTAAAACAGGCAAAAACAAATATTGAGGAAAGAAGTCAAAAACCTGGTAATGGATTTAATCCAATAACAGGAATGAACTTCAACAATAATCAAAACAAAGTACCGGAAGGTGATATATTTGCAAGTCAAGAATATAGAAGTGCATTTTATAAAACTATGTTAGGCCAAAAGCTTACAGACGTTGAAAATAAAACTTTCATAAGAGCAATGGAAGTAGCAGACGCAGAAAAGAGAACAGACGCATTTAGTACAACAACAAATAGTGCAGCAATATTGCCAACAACCACACTAAATGAAATTATATCCAAAGCAAGAAAAATGGGAGGGCTAATTTCAAACTGTAGAAACTTTAATATACCAACAAATATAAGTGTACCAATAGGAACACCAAGCAGCAAAGCACAATGGCATACAGAAGGGGTTACAGTTGAAACAGAAAAGCCAAGTAAAAATATAGCAAATGTATCATTTGGAGCATATGAAATAATTAAAATATTTTCAATATCAGCAACAGCAAAGAAAATGACTATATCAGCGTTTGAAAGCTATATAATTGATGAATTAACAAATTGTGTAATGGAATGTATAGCTGACGCATTAGTTAATGGAACAGGAAAAGAACAGGGAACAGGAGTATTAACAGGGATTACCTGGGACACTTCAAATAGTTTTACATTTACAAAAGCAGGAACACCAGGATATAAAGATTTTGTGAAGATGATGGGAATGTTAAAAAGAGGATATGCAGCAGGAGCAAAATGGGCAATGAGTAACTCAACACTTTACAACCTTGTATATGGGTTAGTAGATGGCCAAGGTAGACCAATATTTATTACAGACCCTAAGAATGAAGGAATAGGCTATATACTAGGGAAACCAGTTATAATTGATGATAATATCACAGATGATGTTATATTACTAGGTAACTTTAATTACATGGGTTACAATATGCCACAGGGAATTATAATTGAAACATCAAGGGAAAGCAGCTTTAAGAGTGGCTTAATAGATTATAGAGCAATGGCCATTGCAGATACAAAACCATTAATTACAGAAGCATTTATAAAAATGTCAAGAGCAGAAGCATAGTAAATAAATGGGGTTCGACAGAAATGTCGAGCCTTTAGTTTAAAGAGGTGATATTTAATGATTATGAAAATAGAAGAAGCTAGGGACGCGTTAAGAATAGACGGAGAGGACAACGACCCTATAATTATACCTTTATTGGAAGCCATACCACCATACTTAGAAACTACAACAGGAAAAGCATGGGATATAGAGCCAATACAACCATTAGCAAGACAAGCAGCAAAATTTATATTAATAAAGTGGTTTGATGGTACGGACGCATATAACAAAACTATTGATGGATTACTTACAGCATTAACAGCAATGGGGAGGGAATAGAGCATGAATGATAATTTAATAAATAAAAAAGCGAAGTATGATGAATTAGTAAAAAAGACAACAATCAAATATAGAAAAGATATGGAAGATATAAAAGAAATTATAGAGGTAATTGAAAATAATGGAGAAATAAAAGAAGATGATACCTTTGAAACTATTATATTTAAAAAATATTTAGAATTAGAAAATGTTAAGAAAGTTGCAGATTATATTAATAGTTTAGGCTATAGAGTTGAAACCCAAAGTTATATTGGTGAAAGAAAATATACAAGCATTGATATATCAAAAATAATTGCACATGATGCACCAGTAGAGAAAAAATTAAAAAGCGTAGTACAAGAATTACATTGTAAAAACAGTATTGCAATGATGAAAAAATATTTTTAAAGGTAGGGAATATATATGGTTGAACCTATTAAAGATAAGGAAACAGTAAGAGAAATAATTAATTACTTGAAAACACAAAATAAAAGAAATGCCATTATGTTTGGGTTAGGTGTATTTTGTGGATTAAGAATATCAGATATATTAAATTTGAAAGTTAAGGACGTAAGAAAGAAATGGAATTTAAAACTAATACAACAAAAGACCGGCAACCGTATTGAGATAGTATTGAATAGAGAATTAAAGAAAATGATTGATAGTTATACCGAGGATATGAAAGAAACAGATTACTTAATAAAAAGTAGAACAGGCAAGAACAAACCTATATCAAGAACTCAAGCATATAGAATTATGAAGAAAGTAGAAGAAGAATTTAATTTACACAATATGGGTTGCCATAGTACCAGGAAAACATTTGCTTATTGGTTATACCTGGATAATAAAAAGGATATAGGATTGACACAGAAGGCATTAGGACATCAATCAAGTGCAACAACATTGGCATATATAGGTATGGATAAAGAGCGATTGAATGAGGCAATAAAGAAAATAAGATATTAATTTAAGTATTGTTTAAAACATGATGATACATTGATTTTAATAACTTATTTAAAAGCCTTTAGAATAGAGGAATTAAGGTTATAAGATTAATGTTACATTGTTCTAGTGAAGATACATTCAAAGTATATAAAAAGATATGATAATTAATAGATATTGATTAAATAGGAGGCAATATGGCTAAAGAATACGCAAGAAGTTTTTATAAGAGTAAAGAGTGGATCAAGTGTCGTAATAGTTTTATGAAGGGGAAAAATTATATATGTGAAAGGTGTGGAGGTGTTGCATATATAGTACATCATAAGAAACATATAACTCCATCAAATATTAATGACCCAAACATTACATTGAGTTGGGATAATCTTCAAGCATTATGTCATAATTGCCATAATGTAGTACATGGGAGTAATTCTTGCATTGATGGAGTGTCATTTGATAGCAACGGAGATTTAATTTACAGCCCCCCGGTTTTAAAAAAATAAGACAAAGCTCAAAGACCGCAGCAGTACATTCCAAAACCTCTCTATGAGTTTTTATATTAAGGGTGGGGAAATAAATACAAAAGTAGGTGATTTTATGAAAAATGCAGAGATTTCAAAGGAAATGAAAAAACTAAAAAAAATATTAAAAGAAGTACCAAAAGATAGGCAACCAATAGCACAGAATCTTTATAGTGAACTTATATTCATGGAAAAGACACTTGTTAAATTAAAAAAGCAAATAGAAGAAGAAGGGCCAACGGCTATGTTTAAACAGGGTAAGCAGGAATTTTTAAGAGAACACCCCGCACTTAAGGGATATAATACAACTATTCAAAGATACAGCCTTATATATAAGCAATTAACGGATTTACTACCACCAACAACCGGAACAGATAAAACAGATCCTTTAATTGATTTTATAAAGGGGGCTTAATATGAATTATATAGTTGAATACTGGGAAGGAATTAAAACAGGTAAATATATTGTATCTAAAAGAGTTTATAGGCAATATGAAAGGCTTGTAAATGATATGAGAGAAAAATCCCATAACTCTAAATATATATTTGATGAATCCAAAGCTAATAAGCCTATTGAATTTATAGAAAGATTTTGCAAACATAGCAAAGGAGAATGGGCGGGAAAGCCAGTTATATTGGAGCTATTCCAAAAGGCGTATATTTCCGCCTTATTTGGTTTTATAGATAAAGAAACAGGATTAAGGCGTTATAAAGAAAGTATGTTTTATGTGGCCAGGAAGAATGGAAAAACAACCATGTTAAGTGGTATTGCTGCATATATGATGATAGCAGATGGAGAAGGTGGAGCAGAAGTTTTCTCAATAGCTACTAAGAAAGACCAGGCAAGATTATTATTTGACGAAACCCACAACATGATTAAACAAAGCCCAGATTTATCAAAACATATTAAAAAGCGTAAGAGTGATTTATATTTTCCACTTACTATGTCAAGATTACAGCCATTAGGCAAAAACAGTGATACATTAGACGGATTAAACGCCCATTGTGTCATTATGGACGAGTTACACAGTATTAAAGATAGAAACCTATATGAAGTAATGAAGCAATCCATGAGTGCAAGACGTGAGCCTTTAATGATTATGATAACAACAGCCGGAACAGTTAGAGAGTGTATATTTGATGATATGTACGAATATGCGTGTAATGTAGTTGATGGAACATTTCAAGATGATACATTTTTACCTATTCTTTATGAACTGGATAAAAAAGAAGAATGGACAGACCCAAAAGCATGGCCAAAGGCGAACCCAGGTTTAGGAATTATTAAAAAAATTGATGATTTAGAGGTTAAAGTCGAAAGAGCGAAAAATAATCCAAAGGATTTAAGCGGAGTATTAACCAAAGATTTTAATATTAGAGATACCATTTCATCAGCATGGCTTACATTTGACGATTTAAACAATGATGAAACCTTTGATATAAAAGCTTTTAAAAATTGTTATGCTATTGGTGGAGCGGACTTATCTATTACCACAGACTTAACCTGTGCAACTCTTTTATTAATGGATAAAGATAGCCATAAAAGGTATATACACCAAATGTATTGGTTGCCAAGAGATAGTTTTGAAAAGAGGGTACAATTAGATAAAATACCTTATGATAAATGGTTACAGCGTGGTTTATTAAGGCTATGTAATGGAAATTCAATAAATTATACTGATGTTACAGCCTGGTTTAATGAAATGCTTAACGATTATGGTATTACACCATTATGGATTTACTATGATAGTTATTCCGCAAAATATTGGGTTGAGGAAATGGAGCAACATGGTTTTAAAATGGTTAGATGCATTCAAGGAGCAAGAACATTATCATTACCAATGCAAATGATGGGAGCAGACCTCCAAGCTAGAAAAATAAATTATAATAATAATCCTATTCTTAAATGGTGCTTAACCAATACAGGAGTTGAAACCGATAGAAACGGCAACATAGTACCTATTAAGAACCAAGCAGCAAAGCAACGTATTGACGGTACGGCTTCAATGTTAGACGCATACACCGGATTATTTGAACATTACGAAGAATTTATAAGATCGTTGTAAAAACAGTTCACTAATTAATTTGTGAACACATAAGGAGGTAAACAATGGCAACAAACCGTATAAAAGATAAAAAAATAACTATATTGAAATATCAAGAAGGCGAAAATGAGTTAGGGGAAACCATAGTAACTTACGTGCCAATGCCAGGAGCTACAAACATATGGGCATATTATCGACACGCTTCCGGAGCTGAATTCTACGCAGCACATACAATAAATACAAAAGTAGAGGTAATATTTGAGATAGCATGGCGTAATGATATTGATACCTATATGCAAATACGCTATAAAGGACGAGATTATTCTATAACCAGGATAGACGATTTTGAAGGTCGTAAAGTCAATTTAAGGATATACGCCTATAAAGTAAATTAGGAGAGATTGTATGATTTTAACTGAAAATGAAGCGTATTTATTAGCTACTGGTTTTACTAGAACCAAGGGGGATATAAGATTAAAATTAAAGAAAGGTTCAATACATAATAAGCAGTTTAATAGAAGATATGAAGATGTTTATATAATTGAGGATATAGAGGAAGCTATTAAATTATATAAAAGATATAAAAAAACTTTTAGAAGGATTTTTAAATGTTGGAATGATGAGTTTATAAATAATATGTTTATAATGCAATTCTTAGAATAA